GTTCACAAACCAGAGGCGAATTTGAACATCAGGTCCGGTCAGTATGCAGCACACACCCGCGGTTTGAACACCGGGTCAATCGGTCTGGCGATGGATGCTATGCGCCAGGCTGTCGAACGACCCTTCGACACGGGCCCGGAACCGATCACACAGGTTCAGCTTCAGGCGTTCGTTCAGATGATTGCTGAGTATTGCACAACATATGGTATTCCCGTCACGCGCAAGACCGTACTGTCACATGCTGAAGTTCAGCCGACTCTCGGTGTGTGGCAGCGCGGTAAATGGGACATTGCGTGGTTGCCGGGTATGCTGAAGCCGCAAGATCCTGTCATCGTTGGCGACCGCATCCGCAAAATGGTGCAGGATGCGATTGACGGCGAGCATCGCCCACAACCGTCGTTCCTGACAAGGTTTTTCCTCAGATGAACAAGAACCTGATAATCCTCGCCCTTGTGGTCATCTCGGTTGGTTTTCCCCTGTCTGCCTGGCAGGGGTATCGGTTCGGCGTTCGATCCGAAATTCTCAGATCGGCTGAACTCGTCGCAAGCGTCAACATCAAGAACATGGAGAAGCAAAAAGCCCTGTTCAAAGCAATAGAGGACGTTGCCGAAGATGCTGAGAAAGAACGCGCGAATATCGAATTTCAGCTTGCCGGTGCTGACGCTTCTGTTGACCGCTTGCGGGAAATCATACGTCGTGCCGACGCCCGTAGCGGTTCCGGCACCACCGGCGTCACTGATGCAACCGCCGCCCGGTCCAGCCTTGCCGAATGTGCAGCGAAATATAGGGATTTGGGCAGACAGCATGACAGGCTCAGAGCCGTCGTCATAGGTTTGCAATCCTATGCTCGGGAGGTGTCAAAGTAATGTCATACCAGTTCGCGTCTGTGATGGACATCATGTCAGATGTCATGCCGGTGTTCAAACCACCACCGGACATGACTGTTTCGGAGTGGTCCGATAAGTATCGGCGCCTGTCCGCGGAATCATCAGCACAGCCCGGGCGGTTCAGGACCGAGATGGTCGAGTACATGCGTGAACCGATGGATATGGTCGGCAAGCCTGGCGTTCGCCGCATCACACTGATGACATCCGCACAGGTCGGGAAATCCACCGTGATCGAGAATGTCATCGCGTACTTCATGCACCAAGACCCATGCCCGATACTGCACGTGTCTCCGACTCTCGACAGTATGAAGATGTTCTCGAAAGAACGACTGGCGCCGATGATCAGAGACACGCCGGTCTTGCGCGGGATTGTCAAGGATGCCCGGTCACGCGACAGCGGCAACACTCTTGCCAGCAAAACCTTCCCGGGCGGTCACATTGCTATGGTGGGCTCGAACGCACCCGCGGGTCTGGCATCAAGACCGATTCGCGTTGTTGTGGCTGACGAAGTGGACCGATTTGAGTCATCGGCCGGCACTGAAGGTGATCCGATCAATCTGGCGGTCAAGCGGACAACGACATTCTGGAACAGGGTGATTATCTTCGTTTCGACGCCAAGCAATAAAACAACATCTCGGATCGAGCCCGAATTTCTGCGATCAGATCAACGTTATCGGTGGTGCCCGTGTCCACACTGCGGCGAGCATCAGAAATTGATATGGTCCCAGGTGAAGTGGGACGAGGGACAACCTGACACCGCCGAATACATCTGTGTCCACAATGGGTGCAGATGGGACGATCAGGACCGGTCAAAAGCCGTCAGACAGGGTGAGTGGCGGGCAGAGAAACCATTCAACGGCAACGTCGGTTATCATCTGTCGCAGTTGTACAGTCCGTTCGCTCCGTTGGCTGAAGGCGTCAGGGACTTTCTCGATTCCAAAGGGAACCCGGATCTGCTGAAAACGTGGGTGAACACGTTTCTGGGTGAGACGTGGGAAGAAAAGGGTAAACGCCTTGAGTGGTCAGACCTGATGGACCACCGCGAGGATTACGACACGCGCGACAACATACCGGCAGAGGTCACGCTCGTCACCGGCGCCGTTGACATGCAAGACGACCGGGCCGAAGTGGAGTTCGTCGGATGGGGTGACGATTATCAGTCCTGGTCACTCGGGTATCATAAGGTTTACGGTGATCCGTCCACACCCGGTTTCTGGATTGATCTGAAAAATGTATTGTCTGAAACTTTCGTACACCCGCTTTTCGGGGAACTGTCGCCGCGGTCCATCGCCATTGACTCGGGCGGTCACTATACGACCGGCGTGTACAGCTTCACCCAGAGAATGCCTCGCACTGTGGCCATTAAGGGTGTGGCCGGGGCGGGAAAGCCTATTGCCGGCCGACCGATGAAAAACACCATCGGCAACGCCAGAGTCATCCCGCTTGGTGTTGATACCATCAAGGAACTGGTTGTTGCCAGATTGAAGGTTAGTAACCCCGATGAATCCGGCTATTCGAGATTTCCGGCAGAGTACGATGATGAGTATTTTCGGGGAATGACCGCCGAAGAACTGCGCACGACGTATCACAAGGGTTTCAAAAAAAACGAATGGGTCAAGATACGACCCAGAAACGAACCGTTCGATTTGCGGGTATACAACACCGCGGCCTTGGAAATGCTACAGATTGATCTGAACGCACAACGGCGCGAAGCGTTGCGCAAGACAATGAAACCTGCTAATCATGAGGATGCAAAGCCTGAGAAGGCGAAGACGACACGCAGACAAAGCAATTGGGCGAACAGGTGGAAGAATGGCTGATCCGTTTGACACAAGCACCGTTCCACTATATGAGCCCGGATCAATCGTCGCGGGGTCATATATCGCATGGCGGAAACGCCTCGAACTGGAAGCCGCAACATATTCGGTGAAGTACCGGCTTACGCCGACGGCTGGTGGCACTATGGTCGAGGTTTCGGGCTCCACAACCGACGATTCAGTGTGGTTGTTTGAAGCCCTGTCCGCTGTTACAGGCGCATGGGCGACAGGCGAGTACCGGTGGGATATTCTTGTCACCCGGACATCTGACAGTGAAATCGCTGAGATAGCCACAGGGACTCTGACAGTCTACGCCTCGACGGATGATCGACGTACCCACGCCGAAGTCATGGTCGCAAAGATTGAGTCTTTGCTGACCGGTCGCGCAGATGACGACGTTGACAATTACTCGATCAAAAACCGGTCACTGACGAAAATACCCGTCGAAGAACTGACGAAGTGGCGAGACTATTACCGCGCAGAAGTCGCACGCACTGGTGGGTCAACCACGTCTGCGGCTACTCCGAAAAATAATACTGTCCGCGTGAGGTGGCTTTGATGTTTGGACTTTGGCCGCGAAAGAAAAGCACACCGGCGCCGGTGGTGACACGTCTTCCGAAATCAGAACGTCGCAACTATCTGGCCGCGAGTAACGTTGCCCGGTACGGTGATCTGAATGCCAGTCGGGGAAGTGCCGATTGGGAACTGGCAAACAGCTTGGCCGAAGTTCGGTCAAAGGCGCGGTTTCTTGCCCGAAACAGTGGCTCGATGCGGCGATACATTCAGTTGATGAAGGTCAACGTGGTCGGTGAAGCGGGGTTTCGACTTCAGTCACGTGTTAAAAAACTCGACGGCAAACTCGACCTGACACTCAATGACCGCGTAGAGCGTGCCTGGTCGCGCTGGTGCAAGGCTCCGACTGTCGATGGACGCATCAGCATGGTGGGACTTCTCAATCAGGCTGTCGCTACATGGTGTCGTGACGGCGAGGTGATATGGGAAATTGTCTATTCGTCACGCTATCGTGACGGCATTGCGATCCGACCCATTGAAGCGGATCTGCTGGATGAAACCCTAAACCGTAAGAACCCGGACAACAACAACGACATCCGTATGGGTGTTGAATTGAATGGTGACGGTCGCCCTGTGGCATTCCATTTTCTCACATCACATCCCGGCGATTTGGTATGGTACGCGACGGACACGCAGCGCCGCTATCGTCGGGTCACTGCGGATCGGGTCGTCCACATATATGATCAGGACCGTCCCGGTCAGACCCGCGGCGAACCACCGGCAGCGGCAGCTATTCAGCCGGTCAAGATGCTCGATGGGTATCGTGAGGCTGAGACGATGGGTCGTCGCCTTCGCGCCGCCCTGATGGGCTTCTTTCAGCGTTCCTTGCCGAAGATTGAAGGATTGAGTGAACTTGCTGATCGTGAGGATGTCGATGATGAGATGTTCGAAATGGACATGGAACCCGGGCGGCTGAAGCAACTGCCTGATGGTATGGAGTTCCGTGAATTTTCACCGTCAGGTTCCACGACCGACTACGCTCAATTCGAGGGTCAGATCAAAAAAGACCTGGCGATGACTTTCGGTATCTCCACTTTCTCTCACGGCATGGAGACGCAGGGTGTCAGCTATTCGACGGGACGCTCGGTCCTGATCGAAGATCGAGACTATTACAAGACCATGCAGCGGTTCTTCATTGACCGCGGCATTCTGTTGCTGTTCGAGGCTTGGTTGCCGAACCATATCCTTACAGAGTCCAGCATGGTCCCGCCGTCTCGCCAGCAGATCATCCTCGAAGATGCTATTTTCAGGGCGCGTGGCTGGAATTGGGTCGATCCGGCAAAGGATGTCAAAGCCAACACCGAGGCATTGC